TTTAGCAGGAGGTGTAGATGAATTTTAAAGGCAAAAAAGAAGTAGTTAAAGCTGTGCAGAAACTCCTTGGAGTGACCTCTGATGGCGCTGACGGTCCTGTAACATGGAATGCCATTTTAGCCAAACTCTCCACCAAAGAAACCACTGTCTCTGGAGGTAGCATAGGAGAAAAAATGGTCTCCTTGGCGCGAGAAGAAATTGGTGTTTCTGAAGTTGACGGCAGCAACTGTGGCCCAAGGGTAGATGAATATAAAGCCGCTACATGGCTAGACGCAGACAAGGGCTGGCCTTGGTGTGCGGCTTTTATTTGCTGGTTAGTCAGAGAAGCTATCGAGGGTGAGGATACTAGGTTCAAAAGACCCAGAACCGCTGGAGCTTGGGACTTTGAAAATTGGGCGAAGCAAGAAAGCACAAATGGTGTAGAACTTCGAAAACCTACAAACGAAGACATTAAAGCTGGCGATATAGTTGTATTTACCTTTTCCCATATTGGTTTAGCTGTAAAGGACGCAGACTCAAGCGGTTATGTAGTAACTATCGAGGGCAACACAAATGGCGCTGGTAGCAGAGAAGGCGGCTCTGTTTTAGAGAAGAAAAGACACGTTTCAAAAATTAGGAGCAGGATCAGGATTCTCTAGACTTTTCCCATAGTCTAATATATAATCTGGTATATTAGACTAATGCAGAAAGTCAAAATTAAAGTAAGCAGGTATGACATCTTTGATTATGTCACTAGGCGGTCCACATTTGATCCTATCGAGAAATGCATTGACCCTATAAGATATGAAGTTTTTGATACTTTCATTTACGATAATCAAGACAAAAAAAATATAATTCAAGGGGAGAAGTTCTGCAAGTTTGAGTGG